AAAAATGACAGGTAATGGGGGCCGAAGCCCCCAGCCTATCCAATCAAACTACTTCATCAAGATAAAGTTGTTAGCGCCAAGCACACATAGTGCACGCTCAGACAAGAAGTGTACTTGCATTGCATCCAAGTCGCTAGACATTCCAGCTCCTCCAGCGGATCCAACTACCCAAGACTTATACTTTCTGTCTTCAGCTTCTGACTTGCGATATTTTACATGTAAGAAAGGACGAGTAGCGTTCTTCCCTAGAATTTGATCGTAAATAGTGGTGGTACCAGCAGGTACAATAACTCCGTCTACACCAGCAGTTAAAGCTCCTGTAGTAGCGTCATTCAAATATTTCCAATCAGACTTGTAGAAATCATATCCCAAGTTAAAGCCCATAAATCCAAGATTTAAGGCCATGCTTTCGTCGTTGTCAAACAAACCATAAGATGCAGTAGAAGCACCAGAGTTATTTTGAGCAGCCAAAACAGTATCAATCTCGAAAGATTTAGTTCTGTTAACGAACATGACGTTTTCTTGAATAGCTCCTTCTTTATCTAGAACTTTAATTAGTTCTTCAATGTCAGTTCTAGCTTGAATTGAACCAGTAGCAATGTTACCTCTGTTTTCGATTTCATAGAACAAACCTTTAGTTCCTTTGTATCCAGCTCCTTCAGCACCAGAAGAGGTTGCAGCAGGTCTACCTTCCACCAAAGAAAGTTCTAGGTAATCTTCAAAACGCAAACGAGTTTCATGCTCTGATTTCAAATACCATAGATATCCAGTAGCGCCATTTTCAGTAGTCACCTCAATCCATCCGATCTGAGCTAAGTCAGAACCATTAACTTCATATTTATCTTTGATAATAATTGGGTTATTGGTTTGGATATCTTTAGGAGCCTCTAGACTTCCAGACATTCCATTAGTTCCTTTTTTGAATTCAGAACCAAAAGCAAATACACTAAGGCCAGTTGTGGCAATAGCTGCTGCAAGATTCGCATTCTCATAAGAGGCAACTGTAAATGTATTTGTGGTTGTCGCAGTTATGATGGCTTTTTCCTGGTCAGTTCCGTCAGAAATAATTACTGTTTGGTTTACTCGGAAAGGGTGTCCATTAGAGGTGATTACATCAGCAGCTCTAGTTGCACCAGTTACAGCTAGGTGAAGTCTTCCTTGCTCAGACCACTGAATTACATCAGAGGCAAAAGGCATTTCAGCTCCTACCATTCTTAGAAAAGAAGATACAGAACGATTTCCGTATTTTTCAAATTCTTTTTCGTGTACATCGGGAAGGTATTGAGAAGTAAATTCAATACTTGACCCAAGATAATTACTTGAAAGCGTAGCTTTCGAAGGAGAGGGGGTTAAAGCTCCACCTACTCCGGTCATTGTTACAGACATGTTTAAATAGTTTTAAGGTTTTTAGTTTCTTTTTCTAATTTTAAAATCAAACTGATCATCAGATTCTACCACTCTAAACTTAGTCCCCGTCGTATCGGTAACAACATTCTCCCTTACGCCCATGTCTATATTTTTAGTTTCCTTAATAATATTTCCAGTGGCATCTGCTTTTCCCTGATCATAAAAATGTTTTGCTATGGCATCAGGATTCATCGCCGTAAACAACGAGCGATGATATGCAGCTGGGTCTTTTAAAAGTCCATCCTCATTCAAATGCTGAGAGATAAAATTTTGAACATTGCTCTGAGCGGACTTAACTTTCTCAATATCACTTGGTTTAAAAACCTTCTTCGAATCTCCCAAGTTAAATTCAAAACCTTTGAACTCTTCGGAAAACAAAGCATTAGTTTTCTCAGTGAAATGAGAAGCTTGTTTTTTCTGAATAACAGAATCCTTTTCAGATTTAGTTTTATATTCATCATAAAAGCTAAACGCCTCTTTGTAAGCATCAGGAATATCAGCCTCACTAGACTCTAGTGGCGCCTTGTATTTTTCCTTCAGGCCTTCAAAATGATTTCTAGCTTCATACAATGCTTCTTTATAAGCAATCTTTTTAGCTTTAACTTCCTTATCATCATCTAACTCTTCATCATAAGAAAATTGTTCACTTAAAATATGCTCTATGTCTCCCCGATCTAAATGTGGTTTAGTTTGCTCGTAATACTGACGAATTACATCAGCATCTGAAACAGACGCCCAATCTTTTTGAAGTTCAGCAAAATCACTAAATGACCTTCCGGTCTCTTTCTTGTATTGCAAATACTTCTCAACGTCTTCGGGAAGACTTTCTTTTTCGGTATTTGAAAGAACGTTTTTAAGATCGTCCATGGAGCCTAGCTCCACTTCGTATCTTTCTTTTAATTTACTCAGAAACCAATTGTCATCTCTATCTGGTTCCTCAGTTAATATTTTTTCTTCGGTTTCGGCTTGGCCTTGCTCTTCGGTTTGGCTTTGCTCTTCGGTTTGGGTTTGCTCTTCGGTTTGCTGTAGTATCCCATCTTCATTTTTTGTTTCTAAACTTTCAGTTTCCGTAGCAATTTCTTGACTAGGCTCCCGAACTTCATCTTGTGTTTGTTCTGCTTCAGGCTGTTGAGTCTCTATTCTGTTTCCCTCATCATCCAAAGCATAAACTTTGAAATCTTCCATTTTATTTAAATTAAATTAGTTTACAAAATTACGAATAATTAAACTTTTGTAAAAGCTTAATAATCAGTGCTTAATAAATCTTGACCATCAAAGTCTATTGGATCTAAGTCCTGTTGCCTTTGTTGAATAAGTTTCGATTGTTGAGTTGCCTGCTTAGCAGTCCTTTTGTCTTTTCTGTCTTCTCTATACTTCTCTTTAGCTAACTGACCTTGAACTTGCATCCCCTGAATATTTCCTTCTAAAGATTTTTGAGCCTGTATAAGCCGTAGCTTTAATGCAAACTCTTTTTCCATCTCTAACAATTTAAGGTCAGACTCCATTTTCATTAGCTCCATTTCAGCTTGCTTTTTAGCCATCTCCCTTTGTTGCTTGGCTTGCTCAGCAGCCATTGACGCACTTTGATTTGCTTCAGCTTGTTGTTGAATGTTTTCTTGTTGCTGTTTCCTTGCGTCTCTTTCTCTGCTTTGCTTTCTTACTTTTAAAAGTTGAGAGGCTATTTTTACATTTCTTACATTTCTGATATCTATAGCATCATCAATGTCAATCTTACCTTGTGATAAAGAAGTATTTATGTGTTGCTCAAGAACCGCTCTTTCTTCTTCATCAGGATGAAGCTCGATGTATATTCCGAAATCATGATGATGAAGATCTTTAATTTCTTTCAAAATCTCCATGCTGTATCTTCCAATTGATTTCGCAAAGTCTTCCTTAAACTGTGAATATTCTAATACGTCAGACATCCTATAAGTAATCCCTTCGGCTAATCTTCTAGTGGTATTTAAACCGGACCTTAGTATGTGCCTAGTAGCAGTGTTAGAGTTAAGGGCAGCCATCTTTTGTATTCCAACTAAAGAATTAGAATCAGGCATAGAACCATCTCTAGCTTCATTTAATCCAGTTGCAGACCTGATCATTCCTAGATTGTAGTTATACATATTTATCAAAGAAGATATCTTTGCATTAGCCCCAGAAGAAGTTAATTCTTGAATAGGCATCTTTCCATGATTAAACTCTCCTTCTTCTGTGAAAGATCTACCTATAACAGATCCAGTTTGGAAATAAAGATTCAATGCTTCTTGAGGAGTGTAAGTCGCTCCGTTGCCAAGGTTAATTGAACTTAGTCCGTCAATATCCATATAGACTCCATCTGGAATCATCTTAGCCGTTACTTGCTGAAGCTTTAAGTGTATTAACTGTATTTGATCAGCAAATGGAATCATTCTTTTTACCAGTGAATCCACTTGTCCCCTGTACATTTTTGGAGCACTTACAATATAAGGAGCAACCGCTTTGCTCATTGATGATTTGGGACGAACCATGTTCTTCATTAAGTCCCATTTTAAAATGTGATTTGTTCCTAGAACAAGTACACCTTCGTACCATACGTCAATTCTTTTAGAAAGTTTTTCAAATCTAGCTTTCTCTGTTTTTGGTGGGTTGAATTGATCGTCTTTTTTAAGCACCTTTTCTCCTCCTTGAGGTGTTTTCTTTTTCTTGTATACGATGTTCTTATCCGTCTTGTAACAGAAGTACAGCAATGTTGCTGTGTTGTGATCAAAGTTATCTGTTTTATATCCCCCTCTGATTCCTTGATAAGCATCCCATTTAGATGACATCTTAGATATCTCTTTAATATCTTCTTGGGTTAGAGATGGGTCTATTTTTTTTAGCTCCGTAATATTTACATTTTTAACTTCTCCAAAGTAGTAGCAATCTTCAAAGTCTTGATCTTCTGTAGGGCTCCATATTAAATTAGCTGGATCCACATAATCAACTTTAATCCCGTCATGAATATTAAAAGAATGTTTGACGGAAGAGATGCCTAAAGTTGTTTGATCTTCATCAACTTTATTTCTAATCTGCTCATAGTTATTCATCTTCAAAACATTCTCAATAGCTTTCTCTTGAGCTATCTCAATGTCGTCTTTGTAGTTCAACTGAAGATGAAGTTCTAATTCGTCTGCGCTTTGAGGAAGAGTCGAAGGATCTTGATCGAACATATCCTTTCCGGTAATTGCTTGTATTTCTTGCAGACCTTCTTTGTTCCTCATTTCAGCCTGTAGTTTTAATTTGTACATAGCTTTTTTGTTTGAGGACAATGAATCAACAGCGTCTACCATTACATCATAAAGCCTATTTTGCATTCCATTAACAACAATGTCTACAAACTTAGGTATTACAGGAACAGGGGTCCAATCTAAATTTAAGTACGATATATCCCCATTGACTGCAAGCTCGTCTTTATATTTTTGAACAGACTGCTCTCCCATAGCATAAGTTCTAAGCTTATGATATGTATCTCTATTATTATAAAATCTTGATGTACCACTTTCCTTTCTGAACCATTCAGATTCTATTGCTCGGGCAACAATTAACCCATACTCTTTAGATGCTTTTTCAGCATCAGAAGCGAGCTGATCTGGAAAGCCAACAACGTTCCTTGTTTGAACTCCGTTCATAAATTATCTATCTCAGTATTGTACTAGTTATTCCACCATTATTGTACTTTGCAAAGGTAACATTTATTTCTTTAACAGTTTTTGGTGGTTTGTTTACATATTTGTTATTAGCCATAATTGCAAAACCAGAACTAACAGTGGCGTCAAACTTAGTTCTATTATTTATATCGTAGTTTGCCCAATCAAGTAAAGTCCTAGTAAAGTACATGTTGCCAGACCCAGAATCAGAAAAGCCAACGTTTTTTTCTATATAAGATTCAATAGCTTCGGCATGAATTGATATTACGGCAGAAGAAGATGGTATTCCTCCTAGTTCTTTTTCTGCTTTTGATAAATCGTTTTTATGTTTATCTGGTCTCGATAAACTAAATCCTCTATATCCTCTGTTCTTAAAATGGTATAATAATCTTGGTTTGTTGTTTTCCGCAAGTACTGGCATGCCATAAAATACACACGCCATCAACACATCCTCATAAAATATTTCAGCGGTCTGCGGTCTGCTTATGTATTCCAAAAAAAACATATTTGATGGTCCATCAAAATTAACTTTAGTCAATCCGTGTAAAGCCCCATTAGACCCTCCCCCTCCTACTGTTCCAGAGATATCGTAGCTATCACATCCGAATGCACCAATATGTTCATTTCCAGGATACTTTATGCCATTTCTATTTATAGTTCTATTTCTAAGTTCCAATGGAGGTATCCATGTTACATAAAACTTTCCCTTTGGATTTGGAGTCCATATAACTTCTGTATCTTTTCTTCCATCTTTCCAAGAAAAGTTTCCTTTTTGGACAACTCTTTGGCCTTCTATTCCATCGTTATGATCTATCTGCTCGTATATCCTGCTTAAATTATAAAGAGTATTTTTAGACTCGTCCCTAAAAGCATGGTTCTCTGTTCTAGGAAACTGTCTGTAAAATTCATTAAGAGCATCAGCGTCGTTCTTTAAGGACTCCACTTCATTATTCCAATAATCTACGACCCCTATATCTATATCCATTCCATCTATACCTTCCACTGGAATCTCTGGAGTCCTAAATACAGGTTGACCATACTTGTCTATGAACCCCTCCATATTCCACTCCATTGGAATAAATAAATTATACATTCCACTTTTTGTTTGTCCGTTAGAATTACGATCAGTAACGTCAGAAGATCTATATAATTTTTTGAAGTTGTCCCCTCCCTTATCCAAGGCGTTCGATGTTGATCCCATCATGCACTTGCCAATAATTTTTCTACCTAGTCGAAGACAAGTTTTAGTGACTCTCCAGTTGTTGAGGATATTATCGGGTCTTTCCCACTTCCCAGACTCATCATGGACAAGGAGTCGCAACTTCTCGCCATCGTAAGAGTTATCTCCGGTGTTCTTCCAATCAATAGTGGTGTCAAGCCCAGTAAGATCTTCGGTGTTAGATTGCTCGATTGATTTCCTTGTAAGCTTTGATGCTGGCACTCTGTAAGCAAGCTCTGTCTTTGGCCTGTCCATCCCGTCTTGTATTGGTTTAAAGAAGAATGGATAGTTTGTGGATATTGGAACAACTTTATCTGTAAACATTTTCTTAGCATCAGAGCCTGTTTTTGATAAGATGCCGAATCTAGCATCTGAAGTAATGGTGGCTTGATTAACAGCTTCTGATGATGACATGAAGCTAAAGCCAGACCGTCTGTTTTTGAGGTAGCACATTCCAAAGCATCTGATATCAGCTTTGCATGCCTCCCAGAATATATAGAATAATCTGTTTGATTCCCTAAACTCTGGGTGCCCAACATCAATCTTGGTCCACTGGAGATACATGTAATGAGAGCCGGTAATATAAGTAGAATGACCATTATTCTTAAACCAAAAACCATTCTCTCTTTTCTCAAATTCAGATTCAATATATAATATCCAAGACTCTTTAAATGAAGATGGATATTCATTCCATTGAAAAATGCTTTTAATCTTTTGAAGTTCTTTTGGATATTCGCTTGGTTCCCAATACTGATCTGATTGTTTTTCACTCCTTGAGTATGTAGTTTTCGGCTGCAAAGGTAATCCTATTTTTAGATTTTGAATCTCAATAACATCACCTAAAGTTCCATCTTTAGATATAATAATTATGTTATAATCCTTATTATATCCATACTCCCACTTCTTGAGTTTATTGTTCCTTTTAATAATAGAGTCGGGAACAATGTCAGATAATTTGCGACAAAGGCTAAGACTGTCTTCCCCTAGATTCTGCGAAACTTTGGAATCCTTTATCTTTTCCTTTACTTGTTTCAGGTTCGTCCGTGCCATTAAGCTTTTCTCTTTCGTTCTCTATCCTCTGTAGTATTTCGAAGGCGTCAAATATTGCAAGCTTTTTAGTTGCCGCAGCATTCTTCAATCTGTCAGCGGCTAACTCATCATCAGGCTTACCTGTTATGATTTCTTCTTCAGCAACCTTTATAAGTTCTTCAACAGCTCTTTCTCCAGCACTTATAACTCTTTCTATTGTCTTTCGTACATCTGAGGGTTGTTTCGAAACATCTCTCTCCATAAATTTTGTGCTAACTTAACCTCATGCTTGTTATCCCTACAGACATCTTTAGTCATCATTTGGAATTCCAGTTTCTTTCCCTCCAGTAGTGCTGCTGTGTATCCACTGCATCCCGTCAGAAGGATAAGTAATATGGTGATTGTAGCTTTTTTCATAGCGTTTGTTTGTTTGTGCCATAATAATGGCGTTAGTAAGTTTGTCGATACTTTTACGTATCTCTTTCAGTTCGTTGCGAAGTCCATTAGACTTCACGTTAATTGAGTCTTTACTCATTTTAATTTAATTATAGTTATTTTTTCTTAGCGGGTTTATTCTTACCATTTTTCTGCGCTCTTGTACAATGGCTATACTTTCCCCTTCTGTTTAATGACTTTCCCATTTATATAAATTTAAGACAAATATCTTTAACTTGCATTCTATACATCTTATTATCTTCTATCTCAAACTCATACTCCGAGTTTTTTGTGAATCCAACTCTAGTCCCTTTATGATATATTGATCCATGCACTATAACTCCCACATGCTCCTCCTCCTTCTTGTCTGATCTATGAATCTCATCATCCTGAATGTAATTAACAGGAGAGACAAAAACATATTCTTTAGTACACTTCCAACCGCTTCCATCATTATACATGTATATTCTACTGTCATCAACTAAATACAATCCGTCTCTAAAGTATTCATTACTTTTTCTTTTATTGCCTTTTATATCTAAGTAAGTCCTGAATACATTGTGATGAACAATGACTAAGCTTCCAATAGGAATCTCAGAATCAAGTGGTGATGCTTTAACAACTCCAACTCTGTTCACATACTTAGCGTCTTCTATAGATGTGTTCACTATAAAAGACTCCCCAGCAAAGTCTTTGTGATTATTGTACTCTTCTCCTTGTGGGGATATTAAATACTTCCACCTCGGAGTCATAATACGTTAAGATTGTATTCAATGATTAATGGAATATTGGATACTTCTTTCCACTTAATGACTTCTCCATCTTTTTTAACCCAAATGGAATACCCGTTTTTTTCCTGACTTATGTCATTTATAACATAAGAGCCTCCAAGTACTTCTTGACCAACAATATAGTGCATGGCGTTTTTGTAATCAGCACCTACTGATATCTTTCTAATGTATTTCAATTTATTTTATTTAATGGAATGTTATATTAAAAGATAAACACATTCTTGTTTTGTTAGTTTATTTAATTCTAAGGAAAACAGTTGGTAGTAATGCTTTAAATTCACCAACTCTATCTGTTATTTTTACAACTGGATATGTTGCTGCATCTGTTGATGCATCTGGAATACCATCTGGTTCACCTGTAAAATCTACAGCTATAGTCACAGGGTTTGTTCCGCTTACGTTTGTTATGATTCCTTTATATATAGTGCCGTCAGACTCTTCTAAAATCAAAGTATCGTTTGCTCCAAATCCAGAAACGGCAGAAGCAATAATTACATTTCTATTAGGGTCTGTTGTTCCTGATACGGTTATTGACCCATTTTGCAATAATAAATAACTATCGTCATCAGAAGACAAACTAGGCGTTAGATTTGAATCAGTCACTTTTCTTATAGTAGGATCACCTATGTGAGCTTGAATTCCAAATGTAGTTCTATTTACGGTGGCCGCAGATGAGAGCCAAAGATGTTCATTAACACCAAATATATTGCTTTCTTTTCCCCACAAATAAGGTGTTAAAGTATTACTAGTGCCTCCTAAATTAGTGGCTACAACAGTTTTTACATCAGAAACTAGAGAACTGAGATCTGTACCGTTATATGTTAGCGTCCTCAATTTTAAGTCTATTGTTCCATCGGGATTTGTTTCAGTAATATAACCTTTCAAAACATTATCACTCCAATTATATCGATTATCTATATTTGACGATTGAGAGTTTATTTTTGATATACTTCCAATACTCCCTAAATGCCCTGTTGCAACATTAGGCACAGGGCCTTCCACTATAATTCTAAATACTTCCCCATCAACCCAATGAAACTTACCATCGGAACCAACTCCAACTCCAGATGAAAATCCCCCAGCAGGGTAATAATCCCTATAATTTAGAAAAGTTGAATTGTATGCAGCTCCCGTGCCAATATCATATGAGCCACTAGTATTTGTTGATCCAAAGGCATTGTCCCACATTCCTGCGTTTCTATTAGAAACCATTATAGCTTTTAGTGCGTTATACGCAGTAGTAAGGTCGGTATTTGCAAGAGCCGTTGTTATAGCAGTACTATTATCTATAAGGTCTGCAGGCAGAACACTTAAAAAATATATATATCCGCCCTCGCTAGCGTTATTCCCTCGATGCAAACATATGTAGAACCTACTGCTGTATTCATTATAATGGAACCATTTAACGGTTAAATATTCGCCTGGACCAGGCGTTATTGGATAAAAAGTATTACCGTTCGAGTCGGTCCTGTTGGTGGTTAATGCTATTAAAGTTCTAGCGTCTGGAGTAGAGCTAAACTTATTAGTATTAG